CCACGAATACCTGCAGAGCTTTATTTGTTGGAAAGAACCTAGAAACCTTATGTATAGTGGCTTTCGTGGAATTGATGTTTTTTTTCATTTCTATTTTGCAGTCCTCATAGCTTTTCTAAATGCTTTGTCTAAGTTTCTATTATAAGTATTGTTTATATATGACCTACCTATAGTGTAGAACTTAAATGGTTTTTTGTTGTAGGTTACGCTGTCCTTAAAGCCAATGATTAGTTTAGATTGTTTGCCACCCTTGCCATGCTTTTGAAATACCCCTGTCACTCCACCGATAGTAGCAATAAATTGTTTATTAGCATTTTTAATTAGTCCTGACTTCTTGCCTGATATGTTTCCGTATTTGTTTAGCCTTATGTTCTTGGTATAGGGTACAGGAATCTTCTTGCTGCCACTTCTTGTACCACCATCGATCTGATACTTTAAATACTCAGCAACAAAATCTTTGATAGCTAAGAAACCAAATTGTTTTTTCTTGTTGGCTCGTTTAATAAAGAAACCATTTTTAGTTGCTGGTGTTGGTCTGTCTAACTTCTTCTCTGCTTGTTTAGACATCTCTTTCTTTAGACCAAACAATGTTGAGTTGATACCTTGAGCAGTAGCGAAAGGAATCTGCTTCTTTTCAAACTTAGTAAGCCCCTTACTAAACTCTTTGATATTGTCTTTAATCTTTATCTGCATACTCTAATTCTAATAACAATTCGGCATAATGGATAACTTTTTGTATATCCTCTGCCCCATTCTTGTTCCTGTGCCTACACACATATTTAATAATAGCTGATTCACAGTAGTTGAGTTCGTTCTTCTGGCAGAACTCTACAGGCTGAATAGTCAGCTCTTTGTAATGATTACCTGCTACTTGTTTATCTGTTGCTTTCATATTTCATTATCCCCTTCTGTAAATGTTTAATGTCCTTATGTTGTACCTTAACCAACTTATCTTTACGACCTGATCTAGTGTAGAGCTTATTATAATCCCATTTGTTCTGTGCATATTTGGTTATCTTCTGACAATACTCCAACAGGTCTGTTCGTTTGTAGAAGCAAAAGCCTTTAAGTTCTTTAATATCAAAGACAATGTATTCTGCTTCTCCCTCTAACCAACCCTTGTTACCCAACACATTCTTCAGCTCTAGCCATATACAATCGAGATGCCTATTACCCTTAACATCTACACCATAGTAATCGCTGACCTTTTGTTCTGTATTAGTTTCTTTACGATCTACCCAGAAATCTACATGGTCTTTCATATTCTGTTCTTTAGTAGCTGGGAGTACAAAATAGCCCCTTGCTTCCATTAGTTGTTTAAAATGATCCTCTGCCTTATCACCCTCAAACTTACAATTCTTTAATCTCTCTCGTAATGTAATTCTTGTATCACTCATTTTTTACCTCTGAAACAACGCCCTCTGAAGCCCTTTATTCCTAAGCATATTATATGTATTAATATATACCCCTCTTAAAGGGGGATATATGATACAAATATACTTACTTGTGGTACTCAAACTAATCTTTTCCAACCTTCCCTTTTAGCCCATCTTTGAATCTTGCTATGTGAAACATTGTATGACATATCTTCCATGATCTGTTCTTGTATTTTCCTCAGTGGCATACCTTCCTCATAATACTTCTTAGCTAAGACCATTTGTTTCTTATAGGGGTTTTCTATCACCTCTATATCACCATTCCTAATTTGAAACTCGACATCTTCTTGCTCTATCGCTTTCAAATGTCTGGCTTTTTCAAATGTCCACTTAAAACCAAATTCAATATCAGTATCATCGTCATAATCAATTTCTTTCTTTTCTGATTCCACGCTAATCAATAAATCTAACGTAACCTGTTTAACCATGCTGCCGAATAGAGCCGAATTGCCACCTGATGATGCTGTCTTTCTGGAGTGATCTACGATCCATACAGTTATGTCATTCTGACGACACCAATTTAAAAAAGGCTGCACATGAATAAGCCATTCTGTAGGCGAACTAAAATCATCAAAACAAAACAGGGTAAAGATGTTATCTAAGACCACAACCTCATACTCATTCACCTCAATGGTGTTCATTAGCTGTTGCATATTAGCCTTATCGTCTAAGGTTCGTAACATCATTTCAGGTTCTTGTTTAACCTCAAATTCATTTGTATCGACATTAAATTCCTTAAATTCAGGCTGTATAAATCGTGATATATAGTGCAGATTATTTAAACCCCTACCCCAAGCATCAAAGTCAGCTAATTGGGGCTTCATCTTGCGATAACGACTTTGCAATGATGCTGGTAACATCTCGCCATCTACATATAAGACCTTACAAGCCTTTGGCACTTTGTAATAAGCAAAATCTATACCCATCGCCAAATGCAACATGAGCTTTTGGGTTATATAGGATTTACCTGAACCTGATCTGCCATACAGAATAGTTTGAGTGCCACTATGCAACAATCCCTCAATAAGTGGTTCAGGTGTTGGGTACTTCTTATCAAGTATGCTGCCTAGTGGCTCTACCCATAGCTTAGTGTTAGATTCGTGAACCCTAGTACCATCTTCATAAAGGAGAGAAGAACTTTGTTCAGCACTAGGGTAGTCACGATCTTCGTTAGAATGGTATATCTTCTTCCAATTCACCTGATCCACCTTCACCTAGCGTTACTGTTCTAGCTTCAGATGATCCCATATCTGATGGCTCGTCAAAATCGGCTGGTTTATCAACCCATTTTAAATATTCAAGTTTTGCTTTAAATCCACTAGCACCACCTGAGAAAGATACTTTCTCTGATCCTACATATTTAAAACAAGGTACTTTGCCTTCGACTTTATCTTGCCAACAAGCCGACAGAGCATCATCAAATGTTTGTCCTTCAAGGAAAGAGAACCTTTGCCATAAATATACCCCCTTATCTTTAATATACACTCTGGCAGAAAAGGCTCTCTTATAACCTTGTTCAACTAATTCTTTATAGTTGTCAGGTCTGACACCAACTTTCTGATCCCATATAAACTGATATTGACCATCGTATTTTCCATAGCCTGTTTGAAATTCAGGGTGGATTAACAAATGCTCAAATTGTAAAGGTTCATCACCTTCACCATTATTAGTAACGAATTTTCCCATAGCGAAACTATGTTTTATATACAAGGAATTACCCTCGCTTTCACTAAGTTGTAAAAAAGATTCCATATATTTCTCCTTAATTTTACTTTTTTCACTTTATTGTGATCTTTTATCTATAGTTTTTTGACATCGAAAATAACCTTTTTTTCTGGATAATTCTCAACTGTATTTACCCCTAAAGATATAAAATAATCTACCACTTTTTGTGGCTCTATTTTGTTCTCTTGACAAATTCTATCAATTCTCTCTAACAATTTACAATCTACCCACACTTTTTTTCTGCCATTTCTTTGCTTAAAGTATTTGCAACTAGGATCGTAAATTTCCCTCATAGCTCTGTCCTTGTAATTTTTTAAAGTTTGTACACAGCAAACCTTCGATGAATTTACCCATAATTAGACCATTGTTTCTGCAATAGTCTTTTATTTCATTATGTAAATTCTTATTTATTGTTATTGTCTTGCTTGTCTTACTTTTATCCATATAACTAATTTATACTTTTTTTTACAAAATACAATAGATAAATTGTAAATAATTGTGTTTTTTTACAAAATAGTGTTAAGATACTTATGTAAAAAATAGGAGATTTTATGAAAGCTATGAATTTTATAAATATGGCAAACGATATGCCGACTAATTGCGAAATGAGTTGGCTGCAAGTAATTAAATTCAATCTTGGATTTAAGAATAATGTAATTAATGAAGTAATGACTACATTTGATCTTGATAAATGTAAGTTCAAATACTTAGGCACAACGGGGGTGAAATAATGATTGATTATAGAGCAACGGACAGGGTAAGAGTAAAAGGTAAAACTATCTTTGGCTTTTGCCTTGCTTTTACTAAAGATGGATCTGTTCTGTTTGGAGATGAAGAAACAAGACAGATTAAAAAGTATAAGCCTAATAAACTAGAAAAATCATACGATAAATAAGGAGAAAGATATGAAACTAACTAAAGAAGAATACGAAGCCTTAATGGCTTGTTTAGAGTTAGGGGTAGAGAAGTTTGGTCAGTCGTACAAATCGGTTGACCGAGTGATCTATTCCAATGTTGTAAAATTAATTATGAGATCGAGGAAACATTATGATGACTTACGATAAATATTTTAAAAAACTAATTAACGATTTAGAAGAACGCTTGGCAAAAGCAGAAGCCAAGAAAGATGAAATTCAAGGTAAACTATTTCTTACAAAAATAGAATACCAACAAGCAAGGGAGAAAAATGGAAAAAGCACAAGGGAAATTAACCAGCGATAATCACGCTTCTTGTTCAGGGGTAGCAGCACTATTTGGGGCATCACCTTATGAAACAAAAAACGAATACCTTGATTCTAGGATCAGGGCAAGAAAAGGCGAAAATGTTAGATCAGAAAAAAGCATCTACGCTGAAATGGGCAATATCTTAGAAAATCCAATATTAGAAATAACTGCTGAAAAGCTAGGGCTATCTAATTTAGAAAAAGACATTACTACACCCGTATTACACGAAGAATATCCTTTAGGTGGTTCGATAGATGGTATTGCTTATTGTCAGAATAATTTAATTACCCCTGACGATGACATTATCTACACCGAAGATGATAAACCTATCATGTTAGATGGCAAAGGCATATTAGAAGCCAAAGCCACAGCCCTTATGCCTGAAGCAGATTGTAAGCCCACCTTATGGCGTGGGCTGCTACAGGTTAAGGCTTTAATGGCTATAACAGGGTATTCTTGGGGCTGTGTTTCAACGATCTACAGATCAACACTATTTAAGATGTTTCTGTTAAGGCGAGACTTTGCTTTTGAAACTAAACTTAAAGAAGTGATTTTGGATTTTGAAAACAGAATTACAGCAGAAGATTACTACCCACCTGTTACCCTAAAAGATACTCAAATCATGTTTCCTGAACCTGTAAAGGCAAAGGAGATTGAATTAGACAATGATGCTGCAAGTACCTATCTTGATTTAATCTACACAGCAGACGAGCAAATAAAGGCTCTGAACAAAGCTAAAGAAAATGCTCAGATTAAAGTACAAGAATTAATGGGTGATGCAGAAATTGGTTTTAATAAAAATTACCAAGTGAAATGGGGTTCTACTACTTACAAGGCACAACCTGAAAAGATCGTACCAGCGAAAGAAGCCAGAACTGTCCGTAACAAAACATTGAGGATTAAAAAAATAGAACATGAAGAACATAACTAGACAAACTGAAAAACGAAAAGCCCATGAGTACGCGATGCTTATGTTTAACGAAGAACCAACCATATCTTGTCGAGCCATAAAGCAACGACTTAAAAATATGGGTTATAACATAGATCACAGCACAGTTTTCAGATGGCTGAAGAAAGCATAAAACTTTGTAAAGATTGCTCAATAGCTATAACTAAAGCTAACGCTTGGATAGATCGTGGAGATCGCATCAGAGCAAGATGTAAGGATTGCGATAGACTATATCGTGCCAATCAAGATGGACTAGATGCTTATTCTTATATGGATAAGCTCTATTCCAAACTGAGATACGAAATTGTCTCTGGCACAAGAAGAACCTCAAGAGCAAAGCTAACTTGGGAGATCACACAAGCCCACCTATATAATCTATTTCATAAACAGGAAGGTAAGTGTGCCTTATCAGGGCAAAAAATGACTTGGCTTACAGGACAAGGCAAAGTAGATACAAATATATCTTTAGATAGGATTGATCCTAAAAAGAGCTATACCTCTGATAACATTCAACTCATTTGTTATCGTTGCAACATAATGAAGCACGATCTCAAAGAAGATATGCTAATGAAGTATGTGCAAATGATTGAAACTACTAAGCGTCTGAACAAGAAAGCAAAAAAGCTCCGTTAAGTCTGGCTCGTCTTTTTGTTTGAGCAGCGTACCTGCTATCTAATAGTTCTTCAGATGCTTTTTCCCAATCACGACATTCTATTGCATCAAGCATATTTTCAAATTTGAGTAAGCCACCTAAACCTAAATTGAAAGTCATATCAATTAAAACTAATTGGGCTTTAATTGGTAGATCATCAAAATCTTTAATCATTTTTCTAACTTCGTTGTAGGCTTGGTCTATATCATTTTTCAGTAGATACTCGCCTTCCTCTAACGATATGCCTTTAGTGTCTAAGTTTCTGCCATAAGCAACTGTAGAAAATCCTGCTGGACAATCATAAACAAGCTGAGAATAGCCCTCATGTTCTTTAATGTGTTCGGTAAGTTCTTTTAATAGTTCTTCGTTCATACTGTATAAATCCTTAGTTCATTTTGTTTGCCTTTAACTTTTATCGGCTTTAATGATTGTAACTTAAAATCGCATTGTTGTTGTGTATTGTGACCAATCAAAATATCTACTCCTACTTCCTTAGTTGCACTTTCCAATCGTGCTGCTGTATTCACAGGATCACCAATAGCACTATAATCAAATCTATCATTGCTACCCATGTTGCCAATTATGGCTTCTCCTGAATTAATCCCTACACCTATTTCAACACCCAACTTGGCTAATTTAACTTTTTGTTGTATTTCTATAGCACACTTAACAGCTTTTGTTTCGTGATCTTTTAAATCTAAAGGTGCATTGAATATCGCCATCATCGCATCACCAATATACTTATCTACCATACCATCATAGGATTTCACACAATCAGCTTGAATGGTTAAGACCTGATTCATAATCTTAGTGACTTCTTTAGGTGGTAATACTTCTGATAGGGCAGTAAATCCTCTTACATCGGTAAACAAATAAGTACAGTATCTTTTCTCTCCACCTAGTTTTAACAGTTCAGGATTATCTTGTAATTGTTTAACTTGTCGTGGATCGAGATAATGTTCAAACTGTTTCTTGATCTGTTGGCGTAATTTGTATTGTTTTCTGAAGTTTAGGTAGTAAGCAATACTAGCAGTAACGAATTGTGCTATTAAAGTGTAACTAAAATCAATTAAAATGCCCCTATTTATCATGTAAAGCCCAAATAAGCCTGTAGAGACAAATATGCCACCACCCAATACGATAGACCAAAAAACACCGAGATATGAGCTTACAAGCCAAATAAGAAAGCCTGTAATTACCAAAATTGTTAATTCTGCCATCAAATGCCAATAAGGTATGCTTGGTGTATTAATAAGGATAGATTCAGCCAAAGCAGCTTGGATTTTGTGTGGTTCTAATAGCTCACCACTACTTGTCGATAATTGTGGCATTACACCTTTAGCTGTTACACCAACAAACACAAACTTACCTTGTATCTTTTCTAAATCAATACCATTTTCTAATTCGGCAAGTGATATTTCAGGTGTATCTACCCATGCAATCCATTTACGCCCATATTGATCTACTTTAGTTTCAGGTAAGCCCCTAACCTTAATTTCTTCAATACCTGCTGCATTGGTTTTAATAATAAAAGTATCAGCACCAGCTAACAGCTTTAAGACCTGTGTACCGAAACTAGGTGTCCAGCCATCAGGTGTTTTAAACAATAAAGGTAATCGTCTAACTAGACCATCAACATCAACAGGGGCAGACACCATACCTTCATAAGCCACATTAGCAATTTTAGGAATGTTGGGATAATAACCAGCAATAGGAATACCCTGTGCTTCCTCACCTAATATGACTACGCCTGTTGGTTTAGGATAGATGCCATTGTCAGTAGAGAAGGTGGCGACAACTGCTGCTTGTGAAATAGAATTGGAAAAAATGTCATCACCACCAAACCGATCTATGTCTATAAAAGATACTACCCAGCCTACACCAATAGCCCCATTTTGTAAAAGCGTGTTATTTATTTCAGCTAATCTTTGACGAGGAAAAGGATAACCACCCTCTGCCCTAACATCAGTATCAGTTATATTTAGAATACTAAAATATTCAGATGGTTTATGTTTCTCTACTAAAGCATCAAAGGTTTTTAACTTTAGAATCTCTAAAGGTGTAACCTGAAAAGCTAAAGGTAAGCTAAGAATGAAAACAACTAATAAACCTAATCTAATCATGGTGTTTGTATTATTGTAATACTAGATGAAGTGCCACCATTAATTTTTACTGTATTTGATACCCCATCTTGTATAAGAATAAGAGTATAAGAACCATCGCTATTAACTACAACCTGTGCATTTTGATTTACTGATCTTATAAATTTAATCTGATCGCCTTGCAGTATGGTTGTAATTTGGGTTTCTCCATCTTGTCCTATTCTTGTACCCACTATGTTAGTACCATCGACAGCGACCAACTGATCTTCTTCTTCCTGTTCATCTAAATCATCTAAAACATCTAATAAATCTTCTAAGAAATTTACATCAAGGTAATCAATATCTAATTCAGTAAAATCTAAATCTTCTTCGGTATCTAAAAAATCTTCATTCAATAAATCGACATCAAGATCGTTAAAATCTAAATAATCGGCTTTTTGACTTGCTTGTGTTTGTTCATTACTAATTTCTTCTTTGGGTGGCGAGACAATCAACATATTATCAATCATGTCTAGTGTTATATCTAAGGTTACAGGCTTAGAAGGATTAGCTTCATATACGCTAGTAGTAGTGGCTTGGTATGGTTTATTTAAGGTGACTTGTCCTGTAGCAGTAGAAACTATAATCTCGCCAGAAGCATCGCCATATTCGTCAGGTAACAGGATTATTAGGCTTCTGCCTGTTTCATCTACTGTGCAAGTAAAATCTGTTCCTAGCACAGCTATATTGGCTGTAGGGGTAGATAGTTCGACATTCTTTTTATTAAATGCCCCACTTGTAAATCTAATAGTACCACTAGCGAATTGTAGTGCCATCTTAGATTTATCAGGGTTAGGATCATAAATGTATTCATCTATGATTAGCTTAGAATGTTCTGTTAGTTTAACTGTAGAATTATCAAGAAAGGTTATACCAATACGACCAGCTCTTGTGCGAACATCATCGTAAGAATTAATGTTGAAATCTAAAGTGGCTGCATAGGGTTCATCTCTGAGTATTTGCCCATAGCCTTTAAGCTCTGTTATGTCTCCTATCGTATCAGCATGAAGTGGCAAGACCACTATCATCTTGAACAATACACAGAGTAGAGTTCGATGTATCACCGATTATTGTTATCCAATCTCTCGCTAGAGTTGATGCTTGAGTAATATCAACTGTATTACTTGAACCTGTTAAATCTAAATAAAAATAACCTGAATCACTAGCAGTTGTACCTGAGTAACCACTACCTGCAAAAGTAATAGTGTTGCTATCACCAAATAAATCTATGTAATTAGTAGCATTTTCATAATCAATATCAAATTCAAATTGATTGCTGTCACCATCAATAATCCAATCTAGGTCTAGGTAATCTGCATTTGAATTTTCAGCTACTTCAACATCAAAAGTATTGCTGCCACCTGTTACTTGTATGTTGTAATCAGCATAATCGGCTGAATAAGCCCCACCTGAGTTCATCAGAATATCCATTTGGTTAGAATCACCTTCAAAATTAAAAAACCCTTCTACATAATCTGATTTAAAACCATCTGATCTGAATATGTTACTAGAGCCTATTTGATTAATAGTTAAAGTCATATCTGTACCAAGTAAATCTATAGCTGTCATAGAGCCTGATACAGCAGATGTGCCACCAATTAGATTAGTACTACCTAGCTGTTCTAGCTTAATAGTAGCGTTAGCCCCATTTTGGATCACATAAATTTCGTTATCTGCTAATAAAAAGCTAGATAAAAATAGTAATAATAGTCTCATAATGCTTATTTTTTGTACGACCAAAAGCCTTTTTCTATGCCTTGTTCGATGATATTAACGATACCAATTTCAATGGCTGATTGCAATGCTATTGACTTAGATTCATTCATTGCATTGCCTGTTTCAAACTCAACTAGCTTAGTGCCATCAGCAATATACCTAAATAGATCGTTAGATAAACCTACCGATAGTATGGTTTTGGTTGTTAAGTTCTCTAATAGTATCTCTCCTGTAGAAACAGACACCACTCTAATAGAAACTACTACTGTGTCCTCTCTGTACTGTTTTGAGTTGCCTATACCCAAATACCTTGCCCCAACACCACCTGTTAATAAATTTGTGTTGTAGTCCACTACACCACCTTCAAACAGCAATCCAGCAAATAATAAGGGTAATTGTTCAGTTTCATCATCAAATTTTTCTCTGGTTGATCTAATGATTTGTCGTTCTTTTGTTAGGTGATCTATCCCCACTCTTTCCACAATTCTAAAGAATCCTGATTGTTTTAAAGCCCTGATTAAGTAAGTTTCAGGTGCTTGTGTCATAGCAGTAGAAAAATTAGCGTAGTTATCCACAGATTTTCTTTGTCCTGTTAGGTCTTGAAACTTATATACAGCTACTACAGGTCTGACATTTGGTGGTTTTATGCTTTTTATTTCATCAGTAATAGGCTCATTAATAAAAGCACCTTTAGAAAAACACTTAGCTTCACCAATAACAGTAACTAAATCTTTATAGTCGTGATTCGGGTTATCTATACAAGGGGCAATGTTTTTAATATGACTTGCACAACTAACCAGCGAACCCAAAATCGCCAATAGGAATAGTAATTTCAGTTGTTGTGCCATCTGTTTCATTGTATATCGTTAGTGTTATATAAGTACCATCGGAAGTCCATGTAATTATATTATCAAATAAGGTAAAAGAACCTTCATCTGCTGGATTTTCACCGAATAATTGTTCAACTAATTGTCTTGATAGCTGGGCATATATCCTAGATTCAAAATTACGAATAAATCTGGCTAATGTAGTATTTTCTGCATCTCGTTCTAATTCATCTTTCAGAGCTTGTATTTCGGCTTCTAAGGCTTCTTTTCTGGTGTACTCTTGGTTCTCTATGGTTAGATAGTGTGCTGAAGTACCTATGCCACTAAAAGACGGAGACTTAAATTGAAACTTAATTTCATCAGCCATTAAAGGCACAGCTAATAAAGGCAACAACATAAAAGCACAGCCCTTTTTGTTTTTATAATAACTGTAAGTATTATTAATCTTTTCTTTGATCATCTCTATCTGCCTTTGCTATCTTATTAGTATCTATCAGTTGTGGTAGTCCTAATATAGTTTTAATAAGGGTGTCTTGCCTAATAATCTCATTATCAAGACTTCTTATTCGGTCTATCAATGCTACTAATATACCATGTTGAGCATTTAGTTTAGTGCTAAGACGATCTTCCATAGCATCTAATGAAGTATTTACCTTATCATCAACAGTATCTAGTTTGGTTTCCATACCATTGATGATCTTCATAATCAGTTTATATATGAAAATACCAAGACCTATAGCTGCTGCTATCGGAAATCCTAGTTGTTGAATAAGTGTGACTACATCTTCCATAGGTTAATTATATAGAAGGTGGGCTGGTAAATGAATAAATTGAAAGGGGTAAAATATAGGAGATACCAGCCCTAGATCGATACAAGAAGTATAGCAACTAAAGTAGTAGCTAGAAAGCCTGTAGTCGCATAAATAGACATATCTACCTTATTATGCAATGTTCTCAAGTCCTCTTTTAGTTCTTCTAAGGTGCTAAAGATAGTTTTTGATTGTTCGTGACAACTAGCAAGATGCTCTTTTAAAGATTCAGAAACACCTTGCACAGTCTGTCTAGCCATCTTAATTTACTTTATTTTCTTGATTTTCTTCTTCAGCTAAAATGCCATTTATTTCTAATTGAGTGGCTTTCTGCTGATAGTAATTGACCAATTTTTCAAGTTGTCTTATTTGTGTTTGTAAACTTTCGACACTTGGTTGGTCTTTTTTATTTTTTTCGTCTGCCATTAATAACCCCTTTTCTTAACGAAAGATAATCTACAAAGTCATATACCTTTTTATTCCAATCTGCTTTGGGTTCAGGGTATAAGCGAATGATAACATTAGCTGTTCCTACGAAAGCTAATAAGTAAAGTAATAAATCTAAAATCCACATAGGGTTATACTACACTAATATTTAAAAACTAGCACTAACACTTGTAGGCGATTTTTGTGCTGCAATATTAGCATCTAAAGCTGACTTCATGTTAGCCACTTCCGTAGAACCTAATGTAGCTTCTACCCATGCTTGAGTTTTGGTTGCATCTACACTTCCATAAGCTGTAAAACTAGATAAATCAGATGTATCTAAAGCACAAGCACCATAGGTTTCACTTGTATAATTGTTTCCATCTGCATCTTTATCTGAACTTGTGGCTAATAATCGCCAATGCACAGTATGAATAACTTTTGTTTTACTGTTATGACTTGGATAATAGTCGTGTTGTTTTGTATTCCATGTATAAGAAATTGCCATAATTAAAAATTATACTCCATTTTAAGTCTCTTTATACATTCCATAAAAATCAGCCATCTCAATTTCACCTGATGTTGGTATGTTGTCATTATCGCCTGTATCAGATAAAGAAGGTACATAAGAACCACCCCTATAGTATTCTGATAAAGATATTGGATTACTACCACCCCAAAAAGTTTGTAAATCACCAAAATCTATTTCTCCACTACTAATACTAAATTGTGTTATTTCATCACCAACTGATCCTGTTACAGTACCAGATTCATCTTGTGGTTCTAAAACTCCTGTTTTAAACATCTGAAACCTAAGATCGTAAGCTGTACCTGAAGAAGATGTTGTAATAGTACAAGTGCCACCATGATTACCTGATGCCCCAGAACTTATCGAACAACCTGCTGCTGCTATAGCTGAATAACTGTAATCTGATGATTGTTTGCCTGAAGGAAAATTAACAGTAACATTTATCGTATCTCCCTCTCTAGCATTTTGTGTTACATCTGTTCCACTACTTGTTAAAGCAATAGTAACTGCTCTAGTCTTAGGCATATTTTTCTTCTAGTTTTTTGATTTTTTCTAATATGTCTTTTGAGCCGTCAAGATCGTGTAGTCCTTTTGGTGGGTGTGAATTTTTTTTTAGTTCTTCTACTTCTGCTTTTAACTCTTTAATAGCTTCAACTAATAATCCAACAACATTTCCGTATCTTACAGCTTTGAATTTATTATCAGAATCATTAATATCTTCAGTCTCATATACGACTTCAGGTAAGACTTTTTCTAGTTCTTGAGCAATAAGACCTGTTGATTTTGAGCCATCTTCTTTGTAATTAAAGGTTACACCTCTAAGTTGAGAAACTTTATCTAATGGATTTTCTATTGTAGTTATATTTTCTTTTAACCTTATGTCTGATGTTGAGCCATAAGCTGTCATATTTCCTACTACACTTAAATTTCCTGAAGTATCTACACGAAGTTTCTCTGATGGTGTAGTTGAAGAAGCATCAAGTGCTAAAGTAAACGCATTAGAATTTTTATTACTTGAACCACAATCTAAAACCCAACTATTACCATAGGCATTTAAAGCAATAGAAGAAGATGCACTAGAACCTGAATTATCATTTTTTACTAATATTTGTGTTCTTCCGTCTTTATCCTCTTGGAAAACTGCTCTTGAGTTATATAAAGTGCTTGAACGACCTACAAGAAGATTAGCTGAACTATCAAGCCTCATTTTCTCAGAGCTATTAATTCCAAAAATTAAAGCACTACTACTTTGTCTTGTTAATAAATAACCGTCTGCATCAACTTGGACCAATTCTGTTGCACCTGTTGTACCATCTGTATCTTCTAGTCTTAAAGTAGCAGGACCCGCTCTACTTATTTCTAAACCAGAACCTGCTGAAAAACTGGGACTTGTAGTTCCGATTCCTACATTACCTGAAGAATTAATAACAACTCTATCAGTTCCACCTGTTCTTAACTGTATTTCATCACTATCAAAACCTATATAAGTATTATGGTCTCCGTTGTGGTAGAGCTTTCCGTTCATACCTATATTACCTTCAACATCTAATTCAAATGAAGGTGAGGTTGTTCCGATTCCTAAACGACCTTCATTAGTCAGTCTCATTTTTTCTGTAAAGGTTGAGCCAAAAGTATTTCCACTTCCGTCAGTATGAGTATAAAAAGCTAAAGCCCCTTCCCAACTTGATGTCTCTCTTAATCCATAAATTCCTGCTGTATATACATCAACATTTTGGAAAGTAATACCACCACCTCTACCTGCAGTATAATCACTTGGGTTACTGCTAATCCATAAACCTGCATCAAAACCTAAAGCTGCGTTTGCTTTTGCTACATGAAGAGACGAGCTTGGTGAGGTTGTGCCGATTCCTACATTTCCTGAAGAATCTAATGTTATTTTATCGCTATAAGAAGAACCTGAATCTGTAAATTGTGTAATTCTAAAAGAGTCATCAGAAGTAACAGAATATAAACCCCAACCATCACTTGTATCACCTTCAATAATCATTATGCCTGTATTTCCACCAGCAGGGCTTTTAACTGTTAGTGCAGCATTACCTGATTGAGAGCTTTTCCCAACCATAAAATTACCTGAAGAATCTATCCTTGCTCTTTCAGAATTATTGGTAGCAAAAATCATATCTGAATCTTCTGCGTTATAGACTAAAACATCACCTGTAGTATCTC